AGTCTCAAGAACGCTGTTGAAGTCCGTGGTTGCGATCAGGCTGTCCGGCTGGAATCCACCGCCGCTCTGTGCACGGGTGATGAGCTCGAGCTTTGCATGAGCGACGGCCTTGATCCCCTGGTTCGCTGCGGTTCCGAGCGTATCATAGGACCGGCCCGCATTCTGCACGATCACACCGATTGCCTCATAGTTCAGGGCATTTTCGACGTGCTGTCCGAGCATTGCGACCTCCATCGCCATTGTGTTGTACAGAGAATCGCTGATCATCTCATCGGTGATCGGGGCAACCTCGCCGTACTTCTTGATGGTGAAGTCCCTGTAGGAGTACGTGCCGTTGCTGTTCCGGTACGGCGCACCTTCGGGAACTTCGGGGGCGATGCCGGTCGCTGCACCTGCAAAGGGCAGGCGGAGAGTGTTACCTTTGCTCATGGACTCGGTCCGGAGCATTCCGCGAGCGCAGCGGACGTACTGAGCGCCTTCCATCACGGTGTTCAGATACTGGATCTGGACCAGCGGGGTGTTGGCGATGCCCTCGGAGAGGACCAGTTCGCGGGCGTTGTGGATCTTGCCATCGACATCAACGGTGAGGTGACGGGGGATCCGGCGCTCTGCAAGTTCACGGGCCTCCGATTTGCCTGCGAACATCATAGCGAATGCGTCGGAGAGTGCCCGTATGTGCACGTTGTCCTCCCTCATCGGGACGGTATCGGTGCCGGTCGGTTTGTAGGTTGAAATCTGTTCAGTCATGGTAATCACGGTCCGATGCTGCGAGCGGTTACGCCAATGTTGATCATCACACGGCCCGTTGCTCCACCGGCGATATCCTCAATGGCATAGCCGAGGAGATCGTTCTTGTACTCTTCACCCTCGGCGGTGGTTGCGGCGTTTGCAGCGGCGGAAACGGTGCCTCCGACTGCGTTGTCGTTGCCTTCTACAACAGCGCCGGCGTCGATCCCGGTTGTGTCGTCAGCGTTGGCGACGTAGACAATAGCGCCGTTGAGGTAGATCGTGCCCCATGATCCGGAAGCGATATCATACGCGGCAACTCCGGCAATGCTGGCGGTTGTGCCCTTGATGTGCGGGACAACGGTATCCGAGCCGCCGGCGTCAGCGTATGCGACAACCTGACCGGCCTTGATAGCGGCCCCGGCCTTAACGGCACGGGCGAACTGGTGTCCCTGGTCGCAAACCTGCGTGATGGTCGGGAATGTGCCAATATTTGCCATGATCACACGCTCCTGATGGTGCCGGCCTTCCGGTCAATGGAGATCCGGGCATTGATCGGCTCTTCGAGCTCCTTGCCGGGCGTGCCGTCGGTCTTCGGTGTTCCGTCCTGCTCCAGCGCCTTAATCTGCGCAGCCTGTGCGTCGATCTTCGCGGAGAGTTCCTTTATCGCGTCCGGGAGTGCTGAAAGTTCCTTCGGGACTTCCATCACGGGCGCCGGTGCGGGCTTCTGTGCGGTTCTGGTTGCTTCGAGCTCTTTGGTGAGCGCGGAGATCTTGTCTTCGAGTTCTTTGGTGTCTGCCATAGTATCCTCTGGTGTTGCTGAATCCTGCGGGGTTTCCGGAGCCGGGGCTGTTTCGTTCAAGCGTGGCAGCGTACAAACCTTGCACGCACCTTTGTTGACAAACGCCCATCCTGTATAGTAAATACTGGAAGACTCCATACGACGGGTCGCGGAATTCAGGCGTTCATCCCCGCCGTAGTGCTCAACAGATACGGCCTTGATGAGACCGTGCCGGACAAGCTCCTGTGTATCCCTCTGCTTCTGCGTATGAGGGAAAATCCGGATATCGGCAAGTTCCCCCATTTGCAGATTGCCGTCTTTGTCAGTGAACGACCCATAATGCGGGTTGATGGCTTCGGCTACTTTGTCAGTAATATCACGAGGAACACCCCCGAGATGTCGAGACCACCCGGTATTATCTAACCAGTTCCCTGTGGAGGATTCCAGCATTTTTTCAGTGTAATCCATCGGAGTACGCTGATTCGAATCCGTCCAGTTTCCGACGGCGAGCATCGGCACGTCTTTGATCAGAAGACTGCCATCTGCCTCAGTAACCATACTGCCCTTAATGAAGGGCATAGCAAGCGCCCTGATATGTTGAACGGTGCCGGCGACGGCTTGCGGATCGCCTCCGGTGTTGATAGGTGTATCAGGGATAGAAGAATCGGCTGCCAATTCTGGCATACTATAATAGGAACGGTAAAGATATAAACGGGTTTCTTATTAATGACAGTAATATCGATCTCGGGGAAATCACAAAAAAGTATGATGGGCGGTAATTATTTCCGCTTCCCGTTGCCCTTCCGCATATCGGGAACTTTCTTCTCAGGCTCCTTATGAACAGCGGGCAACTCTTCCGGCACCGCCTCACCCATCGCCGCTTCGCGCTGCTCCATCATCTTGATCGTATCCTTCACAGTCTCAGCACTACGATATCCCCCGTTCAGGTGAGCGTACCGGTCCGACAGGTGCCGGGCGATCACCACCGGGAAATAACCGAGTTTATGCAGTTCCCAGATCTTCCGCTGCTCTTCTTCTTTTACCGGATATCCTTGCGCCAATTCAATCAATCCTCATCAATTTGTCCATTATATCTTCATCTGGATCAGCAACTTTTGATTTGATTTTTAGTGGCGTCAATTTAATTACCCCCCTCGATCGCGTTCGCCATATTCGTTGCCTCATACAGTGCTGCCGTCTTTCCTGCAATGGCGTACTGATACCCGCCTTCCGGGAGTTTCGCGCACTCAAAACGGTTAATCACAGTATAGAGCGGCTTGCCCTCTGCATCACGCAGGCACACGAAGCCACGGGCCGGACGTTCAAGGAGCACGATCACATCATCGCGGGTGAGCGTGTCGAACCGGACCGCCGGATCATCAAGGCTGATATGCAGCCGCCTTCCCGCATCCGTCTCAATGTGCTTTGCGTAGAGCATTGGGCTTGGTGATATCCCTGGGTTGTGGTCCATGTACCAGTTCATCGGGTCAAGCCGGCCCATCTGGATAAAGAACCGATCGCGGCTGTTCAGAATCTCGTAGAGGAGCCGGTCGAACGGTTCCGCCGCCTCGTCCTGATGCCAGAAGATTAGGCCGTAAACCCATATCTTCCAGAGTTTTTCCCGCCGTTCATTGGATTGATCGCAATCATACCAGCATTCCTTTGCGATATCGTAGAGGAGCCGTTGGGATCCGGTGAGATTGTCGATCCACGCCTGCGGGATATCGGGCATGATCTGGACCATCTTTCGGAGCGGTTCTTTCATCAGCCAGTGGAACATTATCGTCGCGGTGCTTGCCTTTTCCCATTCGGGAGTCCAGTTCAAGCCGTCGATCTCCCCTGTTGTTCCCATCCATCTAAGGATCCTGTTCCGGAATTTGATAAGTAGTGATTTCATGCTCGTGCCTCACGGTATATTGCCCAACATCGGCAACCGGGGAAGCGCGGGGGCTCCTGATCGCCCGATGGGAAATCCTCATCGATAGGTATCCATCCTGCCGCGCTGTTCGCCAAACACCCGTCTGATACCTTCCCGTCCCCGCTATTCTGCCAACTCTTTTCCATCTTCACGCCGTCTTCTTGTATCGACTGTGCGAAGATATGATTCCCGGTCTCATACGCACGGGCGCTCTCGGTTACTGCGATGAGCCGGGCCCGGTCCCTGCTTATGGGGCCGTCGAATAGTTTCCGGATCTCCTGCCCGGCTTGATTATACGACCATCCCTCATCCAGTGCCGTAACCATGAGCCGTTGCAGGCTGCCCTTTGTCGTGTCCTGGATATCCTTGATGTATTTCAGCGATCCGCCCGTTTCCTTGAAATACGCAACAGCGCGGGGATTGGCGAGGCTAAACGTGGTCTTCGGGTCGTACTTCAGTTGTCCTTTGAGTTGATCAGCGCCGGATAAGATGCCGTCCTTTTCGACACCGAGAATAACGTTTTGTAAGTCCTCATCAGTCTCTTTCTCAATGTCGGACCATACCTTATTCAGTTTCTTGATCGCTTCGGGTTTTACCGGGTTTCCCGCTTCCAGCGCCTTGATCGGGATATCTGACGGGAAGTACTCGCGCATCCGGGTAAAGTGCATGAGGGTGAGCCGGGACTGTTCCTCGAAGAATGCGCGGAGGTGCTGCTCGTGGTTACGGGCGATGCGGTCTTTGTCCCGGACCTTCTGATACCCGATGGTTGCCGTGGTGAAGCGGTTTATGGCCCGGGAAAGTACTGCGGGGATCATTATATCGCTCTGAAATATTCTTGCATCCCGCGTAAATCGGTTCCAAGTTCGACTTCGATCTGTTGCATCCGCTCACGCCCTTTTTTAGACATTTCCCCCAAGTTCATCTCGACACCGATTGATATCTCATAGCACTGAGACCATTCGCGTATCAATCGTTCAACATGAACATGATCTGAAAGAAGTTTGCATAATGGCATGATTATCCCTTCCTTACCGCCTCTGCCAGTTCGTGCGCCGCTGCCGCCATCTCCTTCTCTGATGCAAGTTTCTGACGTTCCAGCGGGGTTGTCGGGTAATCTCTATCCAACCGTTCAAGGAAGGGATTCTGGGGTTCTTGGAATGGGTTCTCCTGCCGTTTCGGTTTCTCCTCATCGCTTCGTTCATCCTCTGGGATCCCGAGCTGTTCCCTGCACCATTCCGCCGGGCATACTGCATCCGGATCAGTACCGGTCCTGAGCTGGGATATTGCCGTTGCCATCTTTGCGAAGTCCTGCGGATCGGTATCATTGAGTTTCATCTTCACGAGCCCGGGTACACCGGTACGCATGTCGATTACGAGATTCCACATCTGTTCAACGTCTCGCTGGCAACTCTTGATCTTCTTGAAGAACGCACCAACGCGGGTAACGGCGGTTGCGTCCGTGGTGCCCTGCCGGAGCCCCACCAGTTCTCCCGGGATACCCATACCGGCGATCACGCGGGTTAATGAGACATCGGAATACTGTTGCACGTTGGGAACGCCTGCCGTATCGTGCATGATCATCTCAATGTCGCCTTCGGTGGGGAAATTATCTTTCGCGTTAATCTCGTCGAATTGCTTCTTAAACTCTTCCCAGTCAGTATCAGACGCCTTCGCAGCGTCGGGGCGGTTCTTGTTCAGCGCGATCTGCCATTTGGGAGTGCCGTGCAGACAGATGCCGTTTGCCGTTGCCTCAATCACGCGGGTATCGCGCTTGATGTCGTGGATCACCCGTTCGATCACGCTGATACCGTACGGGGAATCTGGGCGGCTCATGAACTGGTAGTGCAGCACGAAGGGCTTTTCAAGGATCACCGGAACCGCGAGCGAGTCCCCGTTGTTGGCGTTCCGCTGGATGTACCGCATGATCGTGCCCTTCTTATCCGTGTCGAACTCGAAACACTCCGCCGGCCGGGGAATAACGTTCACGGGCTTCTCTCCCATTGACCCGCGCCCCATCACGATCTCCGCGAGACCGTCCCGCACGGTGATGGCGTCAACCATCATCTGCCATGTGATGTCATAGACGTTGATGTCGTTCAGGAAATCTTCGACATCCTTTTTGGCAATCTCTTCCGGGGATAATACTTTCTCAACATTAGCGTCGGGATCTTCGGGAAATGTCGGTTTGCTCTTCTTGTCCTCGTCAATCTCCAGCGTGTAGCCCGCTCCGATGGTGTACAGCGGGTACAGGTCCACGCCCTCCGATATGTAGGCTCCTTGCAGGTAGATGTGCCTCAGGTCTCGCATCTTCTTGAAGGTCCGGTTCGGATCCTGGGTGAGATCCGGGATATACATCGATCCCTGCCCCGCGATCCGCCAGTCTCTGGCTTTTGCGACTGACTTTACATCCTCTGTCGGTCCCTCGTTGATGCTGAGGAGCCGCTTACCGAATACGTCAATTCTCATGTTTTCAACCCCTCAAAACACTTGCATCGCCCTTCATCAGTGATCATGATTAATTTCAAATTGCAATGCGATTCTGGATCGTGGGAATTGCTGTTAAATCTGCATTGGTG